CTTGAATCAGATTGTAGAAAAGATGGAGAGTTATGGCAATATCCTGCCGTTAGTATCCACTTTATCATATCCCGCAGGCGTTTCTGTACCAGTCTCTAACATGGGGATTACAGCCACATGGACAGCCGAAGGTGCAGGAAGTGAAAAGCAGGGTGCGGCTACAACATCTTTCACATTCGGAGCATACAAGCTACAATGTCGTGTAGGCGTTTCTATGGAAATGCATGTAAAAGCCCTGTCAGCATTTGAAGCCGCTATTATCAATAATGTATCTAAAGCTATGGTAAAGGCAATAGAACAGGCTATTGTAAGCGGTGATGGAGCGGCTAAACCGAAAGGTATTACAACCGAAGATGTAGACGCAAGCCGTAAAATTGATGTAGCGAAATTCGATTACAAGACTTTAACCTCTATCGAATCTGCTGTACCTGCCGCCTATGATGCTACAAGCGTATATTGCATGAACAAGAAAACATATATGCAGTTTGCAGGAATGACAGACGCACAGGGACAGCCTATTGCACGTGTAAATATGGGCATTAGCGGACAGCCTGAAAGAACATTATACGGAAGAACTGTTGTCTTAACCGATTATCTCCCATCCTATGATGCAGTAGAAGCAGGTCAGACATTCGGCTTTGTATTCGATTTTAGCAACTATGTGCTTAATACAGGCTATGACATGAATGTACGCCAATATGTAGACGAAGAAACCGATGACACCATCACAAAGGCAACTATGCTTGTAGATGGTAAAGTGGTAGACAATAACGGCTTAGTATTATTAGTGAAACCTTCTAAGTAATGGAAGATGAGCAGGAATTTATTTCCTGCTTTTCCTCTTTATGGAGGTGTGAACAATGATAACACTAGATGACGTAAAAGCCTATGCAAAGATTGATTATGATGACGATGATAGTTTTATAGAAAACCTGATTGATACGGCAAAAACCTACATAGAAAATTCGACAGGAAAAGCATACACGGATAACAACAAAATATATAACCTTGCTATTTTATATCTAGTCTCATATTGGTATGAAAACCGTATGATGCTAGGAAATACCAATGTTGCAGAAATTCCCTATACAGTACAAGCGTTATTGACACATTTGCTTATTTGCCAAAAATATCAAGGTGATGCCAATGCTTAACGTAGGTAGCGGAATCAAGAATAATAATCTTGATGACTTGAATCAAAAAATAGATATTGTCTATTTTACGGATACAAGGGATGAAGAAGGAAATATTATCAGAAATCAGGGGCAGACAAGATATAAAAATTTATGGGCTAAAGTGCTTCCCTATGCTAGTAAAATCAGTATGGGTTACGCCGAAAAGGTGAACGAAATCAATTATAGAGTTGTTATTCGTTATAAGTCAGATGTACAGCCTGCAGACGTTATCCGATGGAGAAACAAGAAGCTAACCATAATTTCTACACCTTACGATGCTGAAAGCCTGCATAAGTGGTTAATCATGGAGTGTAGGGAATTGGTGGAAGGTAAAACATCATGAGCAGGGTTAAAAGGGATAGGGATGGAACAGCATTCTTTAGTCTCTTATCCGACAAAATAACGGATGCTGCAAAAAAGGCATTAAAAGACGGTGCTACAAGAGTTGTAGAGGATGCTAGAAGTAGGTGTCCTATCAGGACAGGGAATTTAAGTAATTCTATACATATGGAGTTACGAAAAGAAGGTAAGTCTATTCGGATAGTGGCGGATGCTAGAGCCGATTCAGATAATCAGTATTACGGTAAAGTAGTAGAGTTTAGCCCTAAAATCAATGAGCCTTATTTGTATCCTGCTTTAGATGCAGAGAGGGACAATATAAAGAATGATGTGATAAACGCAATAGGGGAAGCCTGTAGAAAGGAAGGTGGTAAATAATGACAATGCTATCTAAGACAATGCAAGCTCTAAAAGCAGATACTACATTAATCAATATGTTAGCAGAAGGGGAAAATAGCATATATCATTTACTATCTCCTGATGCAGGGACTTATCCTGTTATTGTGGTTTCTGTCATATCAGAGGTTCCTGCTCTATGCTATGACGATGAGGAACAAAGAAAAAGGCTGACGGTAAGAATCCATGTTTTGACGGATAACGGAGCTTATACAAAAATCGTCAAACGAATTAATAAGATTATGAAGGACATAGGCTATATAAGAAAAATCAGTCAGGAGATTTACGAAGATAACCTTTATATAAAAATGAACGATTATGTAATAGATACGTGGAGTGATGAATAAATGAGCATAACAAGCGGAATCACCAATTCGCATTTTATCGGCTTGAAAAATTTGCACGTTGCTAAACTTGTTTCCGATGATGCAACAGGCGCAACGTATGATGAATTTATCTCAATGCCTGAAATTACACAGATTAACATAGAACCTGCTAATCAGACAGCAACACTTTATGCAGATGACCAGAGCGTAGATAGCGCAAATACAGTAAGTCAATACAAGATTACTGTAAATATGGCAGGTCTCCCTTTAGAGTACAAGGCTTTTCTGCTAGGTCATGATTTTAAGAATGGCGTCATGAGTGCATCGAAAGATGATGTTGCACCTTTTGTTGCTATTGCTTTTGAGAGCATGAAGTCAAACGGTAAAGTACGCTATTCAAAATTCTTGAAAGTCAAATTTAGTGAGCCAAAAGAAAACCCACAGACAAAGGGCGAAAGCATCAAGTACAATACGCCATCTATTGAAGGTACAGCAATTTACCGTTCTTTCGATGGTTTGGCTTATAAGTGTGCAGATGAAGAGGGCACGGATTTTCAAACGACAACAGCAGATAATTGGTATAAAACTGTGGATGAAGTAAAGAAACCAGCGTCAGCAAGCTAAAAGACCTGCTGTAAAAATTGAATCAGGAAAGCAG